GGCCAAGGAGAAGCCAGCAGGAAAACCACAAACCTCCGACCAGTTCGGAATCTGAACCAGAACCATGAACGAAGAACCAACCATACCATCCGCTCACACTTCCGAGAAGGCCGTCATCTCATCCATCCTCAAGGACGCTACGCTTCTCAAGCGTGCAGCCGCTGACGGAGTAACCGCAGATTCATTCCACCACCCCGACACCAAGACCCTCTGGACGGCATGCAAGGAGCTTCCAGCTTCCGACAATAACCAGTATGACCTCATCGCGGTTGTCCAGCACCTTACTGAGAGCGGCACACTTGATCGTATCGGTGGAGCATCGCAGGTTGTCGAGTGCTACAATTACGCCCCGACTCCCGCAGGATGGACGCAGTGGGTATCAACCCTCAAGGAGTACCAAGCACGCAGGATGGCACAATCCGCGGCACGGGAGATCGCAACCGCGGATGATGCAGCAGGAGCCATTGCCTCATTTCGCACGACCCTCCAAAGCCTCCAGCAGGTCGTGAGCGGCAAACAGCGCAGCATCGACGCTGACAAGGCTAGCAAGCAGTTCATCACCAACCTACTTCGGGACTACAACTCAGGTGGGCTTCCGGGCATGTCCACGGGCATCGCAGAGCTAGACGAGATCTGCGGTGGGATGAGACCCGGTGAGTTCTGGGTTATCGCAGGCAAGCCCTCACGCGGCAAGAGTGTGCTGATGCTCCAGATCGCCAGCAAGTTTATCGCAGACCAGAGACCAGTTGCCATCCACTCGCTGGAGATGATGACCCATGAGGTCATTGGCAGGCTCATCAGCACCATGACCCACACGGACTACGGGTCAATCACGCAACCGCGGTCAGCAGCCAAGCATGAGCTTCAGAAGATCCAGCGCGGAGTTGAGCAGATATCCGCGGCTCCCCTGTGGATTGACTCCAGCTCCAACCAGAGCATCGACAGCATTGCAGCAGAGGCTGAACGCATCCGTGACCTGCACGGCAGTCTGGATCTCGTCGTGGTCGATTACCTGCAGCTCATCCGAGGATCACGCTCAAGCAGGGAATCACGGGAAGAGGAAGTCGCCAGAGTCTCTGGTGGACTCAAGCAGTTGGCCAAGCACTTGCAATGCCCAGTCATTTCAGCCTCGCAGTTGAACGACAACAATCAAGTGCGCGAATCCAGAGCTATCGAGCAGGACGCTGACGCTCTCCTGTTCATCGCCGAGGACGGGCTCAAGGTGGGCAAGTTGCGCAACGGCAGGCGAGATGTCGTGCTGCCACTGCGATTGAACGGGCAGTATCAAGAGTTCGTCTAACCCCTACAGCCAACATCTTCCACCAAACCGCGCCAGATACCCCCTAGATTGCTCCAGAATCGCTCACACAGCGTCTGGAGCTTTCTTGTGGGTGCTGACTCCATATGATAGGGCAAAGAGCGTACGGGGCATTCTGGTGCGAAGTGGGGATTGGATGGGGAATAAGGATGGGGAATCGTTCGCACTTTCCGCAAAAGAATCAGCAACACGCACGCGAGGCTGGTCACCACCACCACATCTAGTGCTTCGACCCGGAACTAACAGGTCGATTACAGATTGGCGACCACCTAATCCCGTGGAACACCGATAGATGCTAACGATTCCCGTGGAACAGGACTCCGCATTATACACATTATTACAAGTACTGGGGGGAGGGGGTCGAAATTTCCGACGACGAAAAAAAGGGGGAGCGATCAACCCCCCCTTCAAAAATTGTCCAAAGCGCCTATTCCCGCTCACGCACATTTCCCCTCCAATCCCATCCAATCCCCTCCGATGTTCCCGACTGGGAACTTGCCAAGTTGGCGATCCCCCTGCAATTTGACGCTACCACCCCGCGCCTCTGCAAGAGCAATTAGTCCTCGGCACGCGAACCCGTGGGTGGCACTTTACTTACGCTTGACCAATGCTTGACTTACAATGTGGGGTGAATGAGGGGTCAATGACACCCACAAGTTCCCCCTTGACGCATTGGGATTCCCTCCGCATTTGAGAAGCATGCCCGACATGGTGTTGGGTTGATACTTTATTACGATTATGCCAAGGGGCGATTCATACGATCTTCAAGGTCAAGGCGGCGGACAGGTGTACTCTGGTACGGATGCGGCTACTGGCCCATTCCGTTGGGTTCAGACTGTGAACGACACTGTGTTTAGTGCGTTTGTTGCGCCTAACCTTACGAATGCCAGCACGAAGCTAATCACCATTACTATCCCTGCTGGGGTTGGCATTGGGGGTGATATTACGAGCTTTACGCTTACATCTGGAGCGGTTATTGCGTATCGTGCGTAATGTCCCAGTTTCGGTCTACTGGTGGGCTGGACGATGCGATTGCCGATGCAGGTGATCGTGGGTTCTATGGTGTAAACCGTAGGCTGCAGCTTAACCAGTTACAGGAGGGTGAGGTTAGGGAGAGCCTTAATGGGCGGATGGAGGGTTATTGGAAGCCTCGTAAGGCGGTAATTGCCCAGAAGACCAGTCTGACTACTGCAGGCACTCCTTTGCGGTTGCCGTTTTACACCATTGATACCAGCAAAAGTATTACGGCAGCTTCGGTTCTAGATGAGGTGTTGAGCCTTACGATTACTGGTCATGGCTTTGCGGCTGGAACTAATGGTTATGCAACTATTTCTGGGCTTGCTGGTGATGTCACGATTGATGGGGTGCGTGAGTTGACCTATGTTGATGCAAATACCATGAGCTGCGTTGTGGCTGGGTTGACGACTATCAGCGATCAAGCTGGCACACTTAGCGCAACATTGATCAATGACGATGTGGTTTCCGATGTTCGTGCGTCTTGCTTGTTCAGTAATCCCAATGAAACCAATAAGGAGTACATCCTTGTGGCTACCAACGCTGGGGTTAAGAAAATCGAGGTATCCAAGTTGGCGGATGCTGGTACGGCTGGGGTCACAGATTTAACCTTCCCTACTGGCATTACCTTGGATGCTGGGGTCGAGGTGTCAATGATACAGGTCTTCGATAAGGTAATCATCTTCCGTGGTGGGCAGTCTGCGCTGCAGTGGGATGGTGTTAGCACCCAGTTCTACAAAGTTCCGGGTGGCCCATACCAAGCAGGTAAGGACTACACTAAAAACAACAACATTGTAATCTCAAACGGCACTGCTACAGTTACAATAGATGACGCAGACCTACAGGCATCTACTGGTATCGCCAAAGGCGTGGGGATTTCTTATGATATTTCCAGCGCAACAGCTGGAACAAACATCGTTACCATTGTAACATCAACAACTCATGGATTAACTACTGGTAACTCCGTGTTAATTGGCGGGATAACACAATCCGCTGGGCCAGATCCAGATGGGACAAGGGTAGTTGAAGTCACAAATACCACCACTTTCACAATCCCTCTGACTGGGGCTACTGGCACATATACGGTTACTGGGGCGACCGTTCGCAAGGCAAGTAATACCATAATGCTTCCAGCGTTTTTTGATGACGGCTTTATTCCGTCTCCAGTGGATGATTTTTTTAATAATGCAACGCTTTCAATTTCCGCAGCCACAAGAACCATTAATGATTATAACGGTTCCACCAAGGTTGCTACATTAGCGACTGGTTCATTTTTTCCTGATACCGAATACGCATTTACGGCACTTCAGGACACCCCATTTTCTGTTGGACAATCATTAAGGCTTACCCAAACATCAACAGCATTTAAGGTTTTAAATGTTGGGGATGTTCTCAATGTGTCTGCCATTCCAACATACAACACTTGGCGGTTCTTGACAAGCGAACCAGATGTGTCGTCGCACACAATCAACTATTCCGAGCAGGAGTCTATTGGCCTTGGATTTTCGTTCATGCCTGGCCCACCTTGGGCTACCTACTTCCAACGCCGCCTATGGATGCCATATCTGTACGAAAATGGTGGCACATTGACGGCTTCGACTTACGACAACCGCGGGATTGCCGATGAGATCATAGCGTCCGACATTCTGGACAGCAATACATATGATCGGGTGCTGAATCAGTTCCGAATTTCTGGTGGTACTGCGGATTATACGGTGGCTATGCATGGATTTTATGACGATGCGTTGGTGGTAATGAACCGCAACAGCATTCATGCGGTTCAGCACCGGTAGAATGCTG